GATAACTTGACTGTCGGGGAATGTTGGTGCATTATTAATACATGAACGGAACAGACACGAAGGGAATGGACGATACATGAAAGATAATGTGCTAGACTTCGCACTAGAAACATTGCTCAAAGAATTGGGGTGCACTGTTAGTGACAATGGAGAGACAGCAACCATTCAATACACGTCAAGACGTCTGAAGTTAGAAAAGAGAGACGACCATTGGTATGACTTAGAAAAGAATCTTAAGTTTTACTCACGTGCACAAATCGCTATTTACATAGCAAGAAACCCATTACACTAAGGGGAACTTCAATGATTTACACACAGAACACTAACCCATGCAAGAATATGAAGTTGCGCATGGTAATTGGTGGATGGACGGACTATTATGTAAATCATTCAGATGACTGGGTTGCATTTAATGTCCACGGATCACGCGTTAATGTCTTAGACAATGATCCTAATGGCGACAAGGTCACCTTTCAATGGGACTTCAACACTTTGACAGTCACTGTTGGAAACATCATCAAGGCCCTACGAATTATCGACAATTGGCTTGAGGACTGAGAATAATGTGGGAATGCATTAATGGTGAATGGATTTGGATGGACAAGGAGATGGGGGCAGATGAATATGAGCGACAGAATGCTATTGGCTCTTATGCGGGCTACTCTCCTGCTGACGTGCGGGCTCATGGCAAGCGCCTTAGTGCGGGCGGGGTTGCTCTCGGTGTCGCTGGGGGTATGATTGCGGCGAAGGCCGCGCCTAGGATTGGGGGTTGGTTGTTGTGGATGGCGCTGTTTGCGGTACTGATGATGGTTTTTTCGTGAGAGTTTATTCTCTGAAGTTGGAGTATAAGGTCAAGCGTGTGATGCGCTACAAGACGGATAATCGGCATGTGACTAAGTATTACATCGCAGGCCATCGCGGAACCATTATTTTAAATCGCACTCGTGAAGACTACGTAGTTACTTACAATGGGAAGCAACAGGGATGTATTAGGTATCCACACGACTACGATAAGATCGCAATGGTGTGTGCGGCGGCAACAAACATGCTTGGAACTCCTGTGGTATTGGATAAACAGGACGAACCCACACTCTTTTAATAGATTCCCGGCTGGACGGGTAATACCAGATCACTGAATTGAAATCGAGCCATACATGAAAGGAAATGATCATGGCTGTTGTTTATTCTTCTCTCTCTGACGACTTTGCTGGCAAGAAGGCTTTCTTTACTGCTCAGAACTCTGCGGTCTCTTTCAAGGAACTGCGTGGCAAGAAGATTGAGATCAAGGACATTGTGATCACTGAGGATGACGTGGTTGACACGGACACTGGTGAGGTCGAGACGCGTCGGGCGATCACTGTGATTGACAAGGATGGTGCGGCGTTTGGGACTTCGTCTCAGACGGTTGTTGCTCAGATTCAGCGCCTTGTGGACATTCTGGGTGACGTGAAGACCTGGCCGGAGCCGGTGGCTGTGGAGATTGGTTCGGCGAAGTCGGGTCGGGGTCGTGAGTACACGACTGTGACGCTGGCTTGAGTCGGATAGAATGGTGACGCCCCCTGCCCCTTAGGGGGCAGGGGGTTTTACTATGGTTAAGTCTCATTGGGCTAAGCATTATAGGTCGTTTAAGCGCGGTGCTAAGCGTGTTGGTAATACGGCTGCTGACGTTAGGGAGTTTGTTGGCGGTTTGAATTTGTCGGGCAATCTGGGGTTGCCTGACACGTTGGGGGAGATGTCTTCGGGTCCTGTGAAGATGGGTTCCGTTAAGGCTGACGCCAGGAGACAGCATCGCTCTGAGTTGGATAAGGCGCGAGAGTTGCTTCAAGGCGAGCGTAATCGCGCGATCCGGAAAATGTATAAGATGGCTACCAGTCGTGATGGCGCGAATATTCGGGGCACTAAGTATGATCCACTGGGTAAGTCTGCGATTGGAAAGGTAACGTTGAAGAATGCGGCGAGAGAACTCGAGCGTCTTAGTGAGTTTAATAATTCTGATAGTGTTTGGTATTTTGCTGACAGTAAAGGTAATCCCATTTCTGCTAAAGATGTTCGTCGTTACAAGCATGCTGTTCAGCGTTATAATGACGACATAGCAGCCTACGAGCGTGCCGTGAGCGGAACAAAACTACCTTATATGGGCGATATTACTGTTGGTGACTGGATTCGTGACTTTAGACCCAGTAAGACTTATTTGGGTGGTGGCTCACATTATGCTCTTGAGCGCATGAATCCTGACAAGCGAACGATTCACTTCGATTCGGCTGAAGCCATGCGAGAAAAGACCACATCCATTCTCGACAATCTCTCGAAGGCGGCCAAGGCCGAGAAACTTACGGCAGCCAAGCAACAGATTGCTGCTATGCTTGACGTGATTGGCGACCCCGCGCTTTACGATATTTTGACTGATATTCCCGATGACGTCTTGTGGCTCATGTGGACTGTTAACGGCGATTTTGCTAACCAGTTATCACTTATGTATGAGGCAGCAAAAGAAGGCTATTTCGAGAAGCGAAGAGCGAATGAGGATGTGTGGTATGACGACGTGGAGAACGCACATTCTGAGACGCTTGCTCTACTTGAAGATATTAAGTCAGTGAAGATTAGACCGGAGGACGATTTTAGTGGCTCGCCAATTAACAAGCGCCGCAACCGTCGCCGGTCCAGGCGTTAAGCGCAGTCACAAGAAGATTCCCTCATATTGCGCCGACTTCGAGACAACTACTCAAGAAGAGGATTGTCGAGTGTGGTCATGGGGCATTATTAAGGTAGGGAAACTGTCCGATTATGTGGACGGCACTTCCCTTGACGGTTTCATGCATCATATTGCAGAGCGAGCCGCATACATATACTTTCACAACCTTAAGTTTGATGGAATTTTTATTCTAGACTGGCTTCTTAAGCATGGATACAGTTGGACCAAAGAGAATCCCGGTGTAAAACAGTTTTCATCACTCATTTCTCGGATGGGACAATTTTATTCAATCACAGTCGTGTTTGAGACCGGATACAGGATCGAGTTTCGCGACTCATTCAAGAAACTCCCCATGTCCGTGTCAGCAATTGCTAAGGCATTCAATCTTCATGATCAAAAACTCGAGATTGACTATGAGAAGCCTAGGCCAATAGGTTACATCCCTACAGAACAGGAGAGGCGCTATCAGAGGAATGACGTTGCTATCGTCGCTCAAGCACTAGAGGTTCAATTTGCCGAGAAGATGACAAAACTGACCGCAGGGGCAGACTCTTTAGCAACTTACAAGAAGATGACGGGTAAACTGTTTATTCGCAGATTCCCCATCCTGTCCCCTGAGATCGACTCTGAAATTCGGAAGGCATATCGCGGAGGGTTTACATATGCTTCTCCTCGTTTCTCTAGGAGACTTAACGGCGAAGGAAGTGTCTATGACGTCAATTCGCTTTATCCGTCGGTTATGCGCAACTCATTGCTTCCCTATGGTGACCCGTTGTATTCCGAAGGTGGCCCCATAACTCAAAGACCCCTTTACATTTCATCTATTACAATTAAGGCTAAGTTAAAGCCAAATCACATTCCATGCATTCAAATTAAAAAGAATTTGACATTTAATCCCACCGAATACCTTACTGAGATCAATGAGCCAACCGAAGTTGTTGCAACAAACATCGACATAGAACTCTGGAAGAAACATTACGATCTAAAGATACTTTCATGGAACGGAACTTTCGAGTTCAGGGGTTCGCACGGATTCTTTGATGAATACGTAGACCATTTTATGGAAATTAAAAAGAATAGTGATGGCGGTTTACGTCAAATTGCAAAACTACATCTCAACAGCCTTTATGGAAAATTCGCCACGAACCCTGATATCACAGGCAAGCACCCCGTCTTGAAGGACAATCGAGTCTCCTTAGAGATGAATGAAATGGAAACACGAGATCCCGTATATACTCCGATGGGGGTGTTTATTACAGCACACGCTCGGAGCAAAACGATAAATGCAGCACAAGATAATTATGGGACTTTCGCTTACGCAGACACCGACTCACTACATCTAGTAGGACCAACTACACCCCCAGATACTCTTTGGGTCGATCCTGTTGAATTAGGAGCATGGAAGCACGAGGGAAACTTCACAAAATCTGTTTATATTCGAGCAAAGCAGTATGCAGAAGAGATTGATGGTAAACTAGACGTACACATTGCGGGAATGCCCCGCTCAGTGGCCGCCACATTAACGTTGGACGACATGTTGACCGGAGGCCAATGGGGTGGTAAACTTATTCCCACAAGAGTTCCTGGAGGCGTAGTCCTCAAAGACACTACATTTACACTCAAAGTTTGAAAGGCTGGATCAATCATGGCTCGACCTGTTAGCGACAAGGCAACCGTCAAGTTCCGTCTCCCCAAGAGTCTCATTTCTGACATCGATGAGCAGCACTGGGTTGAGCGGCGACCTGCGGACGATATTGTTCGCGATGCCCTCATTGACTACCTCGCTCGAAAGGCTCCCAAGTCAGCAAAGTGACTACGAACCCGTGCGGGATGCAATCCGGTGATAAGGACCCGCACGGAACGGCCCGCAAGCCTTTGTGGCACTGGCTGACATTGGGTGAAAATGGTAGGCTAGGAACGTAAGTTCCTAGCCTACCTTACTATTAGGAGAAGAAATGGGAAAGGCCGACAAGTATAAAGGGACAGGAAATGTCGCTGAGGACGCCAAGCGAACTCAGGAGCAGACCAAGAAGAATCTTGAGAGCAAGCCCGACAAGTCGCGAGTGCCAGTAACAGGAGTTACTGGCGACAAACTTGCTGATCCGAAGTATCAGCAGGAGCGCGCTCAGCAGATGAACCGGGACACGGCACATCTTTCACCTGAGCAGAAGAAGGAGGCGGGCCTGCCTGAGTCGCATGTTTATGATCCGGGCGATTCTGACGGCGACAACAAGGCGGTGTCTCCATCCGATAGAAATATGACTGGCGGGGACCCTAATCCGGTTAAGGATGAGGATCCTTTTAAGGACACAAAGGCGGCCTGGGATCATCTGGCGAGCGTTTTCGGGGACAAGATCACTGCTCTTCAGGGCGAGCTCGAGGGCCGCCTTTCGGGGATGCTGACTCCTACCGATCGCGAGACGGGCAATCCATTTGCGGGTGACGACGTTCCTGCCAGCAAGGAGATGACTGCAGATGACGTCAAGGCGGCTGTGGCGTCGACGGCGGATGACGCCAAGGCTGTGGCCAATGGCATTGGTGAGGTTGGCGGCGCTGCAGCCAATCTTGCGGGCACTGCCCTGAAGGATGCGGGTAGTGCTACAATTAAGGAAATGGGGATTGACACAGACGCTGTAAAGAGCACCGGAAAAACTCTTGCAGGTCTCTCGGGTCTTTTCTCATCCGGGGACAACCCCGACTCGAAGGTTCCTGACGGGAACTGGAAGCCTAAGTCAATCTCAGATCTATTCACGAGGAAGTAATTATGCCCCGTTTGCGAGACGACGTTTCAAACGTCGATATGCTTAACGCGATTCGTTCGGACGCTCGTAGGGACTATCAGGAGATGGTCCCGGAGGCCACCAAGGCCAACATCCAGGAAACCATTCAGGGAATCATGTCTGACAATATTTCTCGAAATGAGTTCATGTCAGCACTGATTAACCGGATCGGGTCTACGGTTGTGCGTGATATTTCCTGGCGCAACCCCCTTGCTGTCTTTAAGGACGGCATGATGAATTTCGGTGACACCATCGAAGAGGTGCACATGGACTTCATCAAACCCACTATTTATGATGAGAACCGCGATTACCTGGAAAAGGACGTATTCGGTCAGGCGCGCCCGCCGGCCTACAGCGCCTTCCACACGATCAACCGCAAGGAAAAGTTCAAGGTCACCTTCAACCGCGATGTTCTCCGTCGCGCCTTCCTGAGTGACACAGGACTGTCTGAGATGCTTTCTCAGACGATGGCCGTGGCCGCTTCCTCGGATGAGTGGTCCGAGTTCCTGACCATTTGCTCCCTGTTCCGCACCTACGATGAGAAGCACGGGTTCCATCGCATTCAGATCCCCGACCTGAATATCTTTGATGCAGACAAGACACACACGGATGCTGCCCTCAAGGCACTTCGTGTGGCTGCGGACAAGATGCGCTACCCGACCCCTGCATACAATGCGGCCGCGGTTCACTCGTTCGCCCGACCCGAGAACCTTGTTCTCATTACAACGCCCGAGTTCAAGGCCAACGTCGACGTCACCTCTCTGTCTGCCGCGTTCAACCGGCAGGATGCGGAGGCTCCGTCGCACATCATCACTGTTCCGAATGAGGCTCTTGGGCTCAAGGATGTTAGTGCGATCCTGACTACCCGGGAGTTCCTGCTGATCAAGGACGTTCTCCTGGAGAACCGCTCCATCCAGAACCCCGAAGGTCTTTATGACAACTACTGGCTGCACCACTGGTCACTGATTTCGGCCTCTCCATTCACCCCGGCAATCGCGTTCGGGACGAAGGAGAGCACGAAGATCGTCGTTCCGGCCGATGAGACGAACGCTGAGATCGATACGATTCAGACACTCAACCAGGATGGAACGCACTCTTCCGTGATGAAGCCGGGCGCTGTCCGGCAGGCGAAGATTGTCTGGAAGACTCCGCCCGCTAACAAGGGATATGCTACTGACTGGTACATCAAGAATGCGACCAGCAAGGCCACGAAGATCTCTAACGACGGCGTCCTGACCATCGGGCCCGATGAGAAGAACGGGTACCCGACGCTCGGGGTCACTGTTGACACGAAGTCTGCTCCTGGCGGCACTAAGCCCGTCAAGAAGGAGATTTCAATCCAGATTCAGGCGTGATATACTGAATCAGTAACCGCCCCACTATCCTCCGGGATGGTGGGGCTTTACTGTTAACGGAGGAGATATGACACAGATTTACGGTGACCCGCCAGAGACTGTCGCAGGACTGGCGTTTGATTACTCAGTGTGGTCCGCGGGCAGTGTTATTACTATGTGTAACGTGCCGTTTGACAATACTTATCGTGACATTATTGATTGGGACGCCTACGGCTGGACTCCTTATCAGTACGTTAAGTCATTCAACAAAGTTAACAAGGTTGAGATAAATCAACTAACATACCTTGCTCAAGGCAAGCCGATTCGCGTTCCCACACCATTTACTAGGGCGAACCAGTACAACTATGTAATGGTCGAGAATCCTGGCCGTCCCGTCGACTCGAAGAATTTTGAGGGCTATACGCCTCACGCCTTCTTCTACTTCATCACTAGCGTGGACTACATAGCGCCTAACACAACGCAACTAACGCTTCAACTCGACGTCTGGTCAACGTACTATCAGCGCGTCAAGTTCGGACGCTGCTATCTTGAGCGCGGGCACATGGGGATCGCTGCCGTCGACAGTTTCAACGACAACGGTCGCGAGTGGCTCGCTCAGCCTGAAGGCCTCGACGTCGGTGGCGAGCATCAGGTCATTCGCTCATACCGGCGCATGATTGCTGATGTCTTCAACGGCGACTATGACGTCGTTATCACCAGCACTATTGACCTTGCAGCAGAGTGGGGGAACCTTGCAAGCCCGCGCTTCAAGATGGCTAACGGGTCAAAGGCTGAGGGCCTTCCCAACTCAGCCAGTGTGTGGGTCACGTCGCGCAACGACTATCTCGAGGGGCTCTCCGCACTCTCTGCGTACCCGTGGGTCGCCCAGGGCATTGGCTCCGTAACCATCGTGCCAAAGGGCGTGGTGTCCAAGAATCCTGCAAATGCGACGCGAATCGGGAGCGTGAGTTGGTACAAGGTCGGCACTGGTGATGTCTATGTCAACCGCGCCTTTCCGTTGACTAACCATGACTTCCGAAAAGAGGTCATGAGTATGCTGCCGAAGGCGTATCAGGAACTTCGTAAGTTCATGACCGCGCCCTACTGCATTCTTGAGCTCACGACCTACACGGGAAATCCTGTGGAACTTCGCCCGGAGTCGCTTATGACTACAGGCATTGGGCTTCTGCAGTACGGGCATGTCGTGCCTCCTAATCCCCAGTTAATGTTCACAGTCAAGGACTACAACAACAAATGGGCCTCTAAGCGCCTTGTCGGCCCAAGCACTCATGAGGAGGATGAGTATGGTGAGGAGTGGGACCTGGTTACTGGGTACACCTCGCTTCCTACATTTTCAGTGCTCAACAACTCGGGGCTCAACAACCTGGCCTCGAATGCTCACACGATTGCCGCACAGATCAACTCTGCCAAGTGGCAGCAGCGTCGCGCTCAACGCAGTGCCGTGGCGTCTCGAGACATTGCTAACGCAGGGATTGCTGCAACTCAGGCGGGTGCTGAGAACACGATGTGGGGTAACAGTGCGATGGCTGACTCACAGTCTCGTTACAACAACATGAGGGCTACCGTTCAGGCGGTGCAGGGTGGAATGACGGCCCTCGGGGGCGCCATTGGGCTCAATGGGCAGGCCGTTGGTGCAGGCATTGGTCAGGCGGCTACGGCGGGGATCAGCGCGATGATCCAGAACTCACAGGCACAGTCGACGGCAAACATTCAGAATCAGTTGGCCAGTGGCGCCTCGCAGATCTCTCAGACACAGCAGCGCTCGGTTCGGGACACGAACTATGACCTTGCGCAGTTCGCCGCTAACGGCGACTATGAGGCGGCAATTGCCAGCATCAATGGGCAGCAGCAGGATATGCAGGTCATTCCGCCCGCCGTCATTGGGCAGACGGCGGGTACCGTGGCTGCGATGGTGTCCAACGGGCTGGTGATCGACTGTCGCGTGCGACTGCTCTCCGACGCAGCCATTCGTCGTGTTGGCGACTACTGGCTGCGCTACGGGTACGCGATGAACACGTGGATCAAGATGCCGAGCCGCCTTTCCCTGATGACCGAGTTCACGTATTGGAAACTGGCCGAGTGCTATCTCGAGCGAGCGGACATTCCTGAGACCTTCAAGGGGACCGTGAGGGGCATCTTCGAAAAGGGTGTGACTCTGTGGCGATCGCCGCAGCGAATTGGTACAATCAATATCAGAAACAATCGGATCGACAAGACGAATCAGGTGAGTTTGATTGCCTAAAAGGGACTATGTTAAGAATACCGTCTATCGAGAAGTGATGGCGGCAAAGCCATCCACGTCCGAGAACCGTCAGGCGGCACTGGAATACATGTACAGGCGCCAGTTAATGGGGAAATGTATTTCTAGATTCACTTGGGAGGGCCTGCCCAACGGAATTGATCCACGCTTCATTGAGACAACCATCTTCAACAATGGGTACAGCGTATTCTACTACGACTCATTCTTTGAGATGTTCATGGCAATGCCTGCAACAATCTCAGGGCCTCTGGACATCCAGGACAACCCCACTGGCTATCGAGTAACACGAAACGGTGTCTACTCGCGCGACGTGCCCGCCAGCGAGTCCGTCTGCATCTGGGGAAACCAAATCAGGGTGCCTGAGATCGACGTGGTGCTTTCCTACGCCGCGCGCCTCGCCCAGATCGACCGCACTATTGAGATTGATCTGTTAAATGAGCGCAACCCCATGATCGTTGCCTGCTCTCAGGATCAACGGCTCACAGTTCAGAATTTGATTAGCAAGATTTACGATGGTGAACCTGTGGTTTGGGGAACTGAAAATTTGGCGGTCGACAGCCTGGCCAGCATGATCGGTGTTTTCCCACTGAACCAGAATGCTGGCGCAGGCGCTGTCTCCAGCATCAAGCACATGGAGTCCAAGGCCAAGATCTGGGGCGAGGCCCTGACAATGCTCGGAATCATGAACGTGAACAGTGAGAAGCGCGAGCGCATGGTTGTCGAGGAGGCTGCAGGAAACTCGGGCCAGGTCTTAGCATCACGCGAGTCGTTCATGAAGCCGCGCCAACTGGCGTGTGAGCAGATCAACGAGAAGTTCGGGTTGCAGATCTCATGCGAGTGGGCGGTTGACGACAACGCTGCCCCGAACATGGAGGACTACCTAGCCGTACAAAACCTGACCACATATGACGCGGAAGGAGAGGAGTAATGCCCGCACAGTTCACGATGCGTCTTAAAGATGTTGTTAAAGTGACTGGGGACCACATCGGCCTTGATGACTACCCCATTTTTAATGAGGACTACCGCAAGGTACTGAACGATCGCATTAAGCGTGAGTACTGGCTCCAAGAGATTGCGCACGAGACACCCGATATCTTCATCTGGCGACTCAAACTGAAGATGGAACGCATCATGCCTCGATACAATCGAATGTATGAGGCCGAACTCCTCAACAATGATCCGCTGGACGGTGGGCGTCGCGTCAATGAGACCTCTCAGGACGGCAGGTCGCAGAACAGTGGGACGAACCGACAGGACAGCAACGGGTCCGGCACTACCAACTCCACGGGCCGTACGGTGGGGTCTGATACCCCTCAGAGCCGCCTGGCGGGAGACGGGGACTATGCGACATCTATCAGTGACGCGTCCACCAAGGGCAAGAGCACGAACACCTCGACCTCGACGTCGAGCAGTACCGGAACCAACGACTACCGGAACAACCAGCACTCCCTTTCCACGGGCTACAATATGGGCAAGGGAGAGCAGATTGCCCGCTATCGAAACACTCTCGTGAATGTGGACGACTTTGTTATCGCAGAACTATCCGACCTGTTTATGGGCATCTGGGACAATGCCCAGCCCCGCACTCGCCACTATCTCAACTATGGAATGTACTAGGAGTAAAAATGCCTATTGCTGACAAGTCTCGCCGCTGGCTACAGATCTATCGGCGTATGGAGGAGGCCAACTACCTCATCAATACCGTCAACATTAATAACGTGACACCGTTCACCTACGGGGACGGACTCACATACTATGAAGTTCTCTCCAAGTTGCGCGAGGTCATCTCCGATATTGTTGAGTACGTCAACGAGTTCGGAGAAGAGGAACAGCGAATCGTCGCCGACTTCAACCAAAAGGTGAAGGAGTTCGTAGCGTCTAATCGCGACGTATTCGAGACGCAGCAGACCGCGTTCAAGAATGCCCTGAAGGAACTCGACAAGCAGACCGACGCATTTCTTAAGTCCCTCCTGGTCGAGAAGTTTGAGAAGCACCCTTCGGGCAAATTCTTCACCACGACCGCCAAGGACGGGTCGCAGATCGCCGTCGCCAGCAGTCAGGGAATGCAGGAGGTCCTGGATGAGTTGACGACGGTTCGTTCGTCAGTTAACAGCAACAAGGCGAACGCAGATCGGCGACTGAACGACCTTGAGTCCAACAGCATCGTAAACAGGGTGAGCAAGTATCCCCACACACTTATCCTCGGTTCATCTAACGCGATCCTTACTGGATATGCCAACGGGACATGGGATGAATGGTGCAGGAGCAAGGGAGAAATCCCCCACAACTATGCATCAAACGGCGGAGGGTTCACCTCAAACGATGACAACAACTTCCTTACCATGCTCAATAATGCTGCGACCCAGATCAGTGAGTTCCAGCGAAACCTAACAGGGCGCTGCTACATCATCGACCTCATCTTCGATATCCGAACCGGCCGCGATATCAGCCAACCATTTGAGCGCTTCATGCAAAAACTCAAAGAGGCGTTCCCGAACTGCAAGGACATCATCGTCCTTCCTGCACTGTATAACGAGTGTGATGCAAACAACGACTTCAATATCGCTCGCCGTTGCGCCTCGACAACGAATGCGATCAAACGGCTTGCCACCCCGCACGGAGCGGTTGTCTGCGAAGGGTCTCGCTCATGGTTCCATAACGGGCAGGAGGCTAAATTCTTTACCCCCGAGATGAATGTGCACTTCACGCCCGCGGGTTACAAGTACGCCCAGCAGCAGTTTGATGCATGGCTTCGTGGCGGTTCGGGCTGGGTCAATTACGGCTGGGAGGACATTACAGGACTAGCGAATCTCAATAATGTGCGACAGAACAATTTCCTCTACGCCGTCTGTCGTCGGGAGCGCGATGATGTCACCATCCACGCAACATTCGAGGTCGGTAGTGTCACGAATGGTGAGGTCCTGTTCAGGCTTCCCGCTTGGGCTCGCCCGTACACGAACTTTTACGTGACGATGTGGCAGGACTCCACGGCGTTCCGGGGAAATGTCAACCACAACGGCAACGTCATTGCCCTGAAGGACATTCCCGCCGGAACCCGCCTGGCAATTGATGCATCGTATTCCATCTTCTAACGAGCACGTCTGCCCCCATGGTAAAATGGGGGCAGACGTCTATCTAGGAGGATAAATGGCTTGGGATGAGACCATGCGAAAAGTGTGGGTCAAGGCGATCGGCACTGTGGAATCGTCTATGAACTATGCCGCTATCAACTACAACGACCCAATCACTGTGGGAATCGGTCAGTGGTACGGTACTCGCGCCGCAGCACTAATCAACAAGATGAAACAGGTGGACTCTGCAGGTTACGGGGCTCTACCGCAAGACTTCCGAAACGTCATGAACGCACACAGTGAGAGTGACGCGTTCTGGAACACCTACTATCTGCCCAGAAACTTCGGTGACGCACTCAAGCCGTTTCTGCTTAATAATCGCAACATTCAGGATGACCAACTAGTCTTTGACGCCAACAGCACATATAGAAACATGGCGCTCAAGTACGGAATCAACCCTGACACCAACACTGAGACATTCATTCTGTGGGCCGTCGCCTACCACCAGTCTCCGCAACGGGCGATGCGAATCGCCAATCGCGTTGGCGGAACAAATCTCGACGGAATGAAGGCCGCTATCCTCTCGGACGCTGTACTAGGCGTGTACAGCACCCGTTACAACACTGCGTACAACATCATCAAGTCAAAAGACACAAGTGGCGTCGGCAGCAGTGGAACCAGCAGCACTACTACACCTGACGGCAATGGTGGTAGAGCGTCACAGTCCAACTTCGCCAGCCTTGTTGTCGGGCCTGGCGTTGGATATCTGCTGCTCGACAACTCAAACCTGGTATGGCTGCGCACGCGCTTCGGAACCTCAGTAGGGACCCCGGTAGGCATCAATCTCTGGAAAATGGATATGGGTAATTCTGAAGCCAAGGTCCAGGAGATTGTCTCAGGCGCGTGGAACAACGCCCACGCGCTCGGGTTCAACGAGGGCAGTGCTAGCACGCCAAATCCAGGTGGGGGCAATCCTGGTGGAGGAGGTGACGGGACCAAGGGGGCGAAGGCCCTGAAATGGATGATGAGCCGTATCGGCAAGTTCGGGTACCGTCAGGCGCCAGGTCGTCTGGATCCCGACAACTCGGGTTTCGGTGACTGCTCATCCACGATCTACAGAGCCTACAAGGACACGTCAGGGACGTTCGTGGGCACGTGGACGGGCGACCAGTACAACCGCGGAAGAGAGGTCATGCCTCGCGGTAGCGGCGCCATGACGGCCGCACAGCGCGCCATGCTGAGACCTGGCGACATGATCGTCATGGCGTGGCGATCTACAGGGTCCTACTATCCCGAGACCGATCACGTAGAAATGGTTGTGGACTCCAATCGTTTGATTGGGCACGGAGGAAACCCTTATTATGGACCTGTAATCACTAGCATCGATCGCCTTGCCGGCACTCGGTGGTGGACGGTAAGGAGACATGATTGAAAAAGAAATTCAGTTACTATTCGTTCTCGAAGGTGCTCTCATATGCAGGCGTCTTCAACATGATTATGGGTGCTCGCGGCCTGGGTAAGACCTATGGCGCTAAGAAAATCGTTATCAAGAATGCGATCAACAAGGGCCAGCAATTCATCTACCTGCGACGTTATAAGACCGAACTAAAAGGGCGCAACTCCTTTTTCGCTGACATTCAGAGTGAGTTTCCTGACGAAGAGTTTCGTGTTGAGGGACAGTTCGCCCAGCGCAAGGTGGGTAAGAAGTGGGAGACGATTGGCTACTTCATTCCACTGTCCACGGCGCAGGCGAACAAGTCAATCGCGTACCCAAATGTCTACACGATCATCTTTGATGAGTTCATCATCGACAAAGGGTCTCTGAGGTACTTGCCCGATGAGGCGAAAGTGTTCATGGACTTCTACTCAACAGTAGACCGCTATCAGGACAGAGTTCGTTGCCTCATGCTCTCAAACTCCGTGTCCATCATGAACCCCTACTTCATCCGCTTTCACATCGAGCCCGTTGAAGGTGTGTCCCGTCATGCAGACGGTTTCATTGTCACCGACTTTGTTGACAGTGAGCAATTCCAGTCAGAAGTGGCACACACCCGATTCGGATCATTCATTACAAACTATGCTGAGGACTATGCTGAGTATGCTATCAGCAACAAGTTCGCAGACAACTATGACGACTTCGTCATGAAGAAATCAGGTAGAGCAAAGTATGCCTTCTCGCTCCGCTGCCCAGACGGAGAGGTCTCCATCTGGATCGACGGCGCCACGTGGTTCGCCCAGCGTCGCCAGCCGCGAGGCGATCGTGTAAGATGGGCCTATAAGGTCACTGACTTGCGAGAAGGAGAGAGACTGCTCATGTATGGTGACAAAGTGCTTTCCATTATGAGGAGCACATATCGAAAAGGGCGTCTTTTCTCCGACTCGCCAGAAACCCGCAATATGTTCGCAGAAATTTTTGTCCGATGATTAATCTACCTCAAACACTAGATGTGGCCTTGGTGGTCGGGGTTATAACCTTAATGACTGTTATCGGAAAATTCGTCTACCGATTTACACGGTTCCTAGATCACCTCTCCATAATGCTTGCGACATGGGAGGGCACGCCTGATAAGCCCGGCGTTGTGGCTCGACTAGACGATATTGAGGATAAACTCAAGGATGTTCAGTACCACGTCAAGCCAAATCATGGTGGGTCTACCATAGACGCGCAAAACCGTCAGTTGAAAGAAATCCTTTCCTACCTCAAGGAGAAAAATAATGGGAGAGCATGAAGCCCCCTCCAAGGGCATCGACCCCAAGGTCCGCTTCTACGCCTACTGCGCATGCTTCGGAATCCTCGTAGCGCTCAGCGCCATGCGCGTAATCGACGGATCCTACATTGACGCAATCAACTTCATCACCGCAGGATTCTTCGGCGTCGCCGCCTACAATGTTCCCCGAGTAGGTGACAAGTAATGGCGACACGAGCAGACATCCTCCGCGTCGCAAAAGGCGAAATCGGATACAGCCGATGGAGCGACGAAGAGAACGGCACCAAGTACGGACGCTGGTACGCCCGCGCCGTCGGCAACGACATGTTCGCCGCCAGCGGCGTCCCCTACTGCGACATGTTCGTCTCCTGGGTCCTCTCCACCGTCGGCATCGCATGGCGCTCCGCCTACGTCCCAGGACGCGAGGCGGAAGCCCGGCAGCGCGGTGTCCTCGTCGACAAGTGGGACGTCCGTCCTGGCGACGCCGTCACATTCGACTTCGACGGCTCCGGGATCGCCCAGCACATCGGAATCGTAGACGTCCCACCCAACTCGGCCGGAGTCCTCTACACCGTCGACGGAAACACCACCTGGGGCACTGGAGGGCCCCAGGACAATGGTGGTGTTGTCGCACGCCGCGAGCGCAGCATCAATGATGTTCGCTACGGTATCCGTCTCGTAGACGACTACGCCGTCTCGCGAGCCAGCGACGGATCCAGCAACATCACCGGAATCCAGACCGCAATCGGCGCCACCCCAGACAACATCCTGGGGCCTGACACCGAGAAGCGGCTCTACGCCGTCGTCGCTGCCAGCGGATGGGCAGGGAGGCACTTCCCCTACGGAATCCAGTACACACAATCCGTCGTCGGAACCAACCCCGACGGTGTGTGGGGAGACGCTAGCGACGCCGCACACGACCGAGTAATCGCCGCAATCCAGCGAGCACTCGGAGTCGAGGACGACGGCATCTGGGGCCCCGTGTCCCAAGCCGCATGGGAGCGATTCAGGCGAAACGCCAAGCGCCCCTAACCCAAGACACAGATATCCCCCGGAGCCTCCAGCCACTCCGGGGGATATCTGTACTCAAATCACATCCGTGATCTCACTACCCGACCTAACCTTCACAACGGTGTGTTCCCAGCCTTGCTTAGTCTTCTCAATCGTATGCTCGCCATCCGTGCTCGAGAACTCCACCTTGCCTTCGCTGTACACTGCTGCTGTGCCGGATGTGAATGCTGCGTTGATCTTCGCGGCATCTTCCTCACTGTATGTTGAAATCGCCTCCAGAAGTTCAACGCATATCTTTTTGTAACGAACTACCATTATTCCTCCTCAGGGAACTCGACGCCCAAAATTTCTAGACAAGATTTAAGGTATGTCTCACACTTGTAACGTCCCTTAGGCCCAAACCTCTTAATGGTGTTCACACCACTTATCTTATCAGATACTGCCACCCTGTTGTCTGGCCAGCCGTAGACGCTTATGCGAAAATCAATGTCATCAATCGTTAAATAACTACTTGTTGCAAAAACAGTGCAATTAGGTAGTTGATTGTCGATGTTATAACGCTTCACGTAGTCTTTAAAGAAAAACATCAGATCGCCTGTAAGCCAATCAATCCCATGTCAAGCACAGCCTCGTTGCATTGATTAATCGTATCATACGTATTTATTGTACCACTCAGGGTCTCACCAACAGTCCATGTCTCCACTGTGTAATCATTAATGATGCGAATTGCAATATAACCACAATAGAGAATATTAACGCCACTCCCAGTGTAAGCCTCGCGCATACCATATGAGCGCAACTTGCGTTTAACACTATTGATCGACAACATTGTATTTCACTGTATAATTAAGAAGAAAGCGTACCCCTAACGGCAATTCATCCTCTGGAGACACTGTTGTTTCGCCCTTGTAGGTCAGGGTCCATAAATCACCATTCCTAGAGGCAGTCATAAGACTGTCATCAAACCATATTCTAACGAAATCTTTCTCATGTGGATTTTCATCCACAATTCCTCCGAGATACGAGATCTTCCGCTTAATATCAAACGACAGATTACTCATCAGATTCTCCATTGCACATCAGCGACTTGATCCAAGCCGCAGTCCTCTCCGTAGTGTCGTTGTATTCAGTATTCTTAATATACCAATTGCTGTCGCCAGTTCGCTCAAGAATTAAAGATGCCAATTCCAAGTCCTGTCTCTGAAGAAATAATCAAATCCGTCGCCATAATGTGATATTCGTTCGTAGCGTCCTTCCAATAATGAATCCTCCTAGTATCATCGTAATAAGCAATATGGTATCCTTTTACCAGGCATTCAACAATGAAATTATTGATCTTCCAGTGCGTCAAAATCTTAAAGCCGAAATGCTTCCCATGATGTGACCGCTTCATAATTGATCGCCAATCCAAGCCAACAACTCCCACTGAGAACCAAAAGCCCTCCAATAGCCTGTGGTCACCACGTGCCACCTACGATGATGAGCCCTCTTGACCTTATACTCTCGACCATTGAGAAGCATGCAACACGACCTGTCATCTGCGTCAACATTGAACACTACGACTTCACTCATCTCCTTAATCATAGGCCATGCGCTACGACCAAAAATATCCGAAAGTGTACTAAATTCAGACATAATCAATACCTCTCTGCCTTAACCATTGCCTCAATAAGAGACGGTGCAGTGTCAACCTGTTCCCATCCAAGTGAGCGATACACGTAAAACGTATCGCCATCACGATCAATCAGATATGTTGTACCGTCAATCATTGCCTCCCATGCACCGTCGTGTCTCTTCGTCCAACCTGTAGGTGTTGTTCCGTTCATGTATTAATAATGCACCAACGTTCTCTAGTTGTCAACACGATTATCTGTTAACTAGGTCATAGCGATAATTAAATGATTATCTAGTTAATAATAGGGTAACAATTAAGGGCCGACCTAAGTCGACCCCTAACTCTCAGCCGTGACTCTTGATATGAATCAAAACGTCACTGAATGACTTGACAAACACCATCTTGTTTGCCCCCATCACCCTGAAGCCATCCTTGGTCATCCGCACGTGAAACTTGTACTTGTTCGTGATCACCTTCAGCCGCTCGCCATTGAACTGATAGTGCATACCCCTCAGCATGCTACGGATCATGTCTGTCATGTAGAACTTGCCGTTGATTTCCATTGTTCGGTTCCTTTCTGTTCCGTTCATGTATTAATAATGCACCAACATTCCCCGACAGTCAAGTTATCTCCACGTGAACCACACCACACTATCCATAAGCACACCCATTGTCAGAACAATAGGTGTGCTTATTTATATGCGCCCTACCCTGCATGCATACATGCCTTCATTTGTCAAGCGAAATCATGTGATGTCACTCACAAATATGACCAAAATGGGGGTGATCTTCGTCACTCGAAAGGGGGGCAACAATCTGCGGCATGAAGACCAAAGTCGCCAAGGTAAAAGCCGCTACAACCGCCAGACCGCC